TGTATCTGAGAAAACAAATAAGAAGATGCTTCTTTGGCGTTCACCTGTTTTGATAGTCGCCGGCGTCCTTTTGGTGGCTGTAATTTATGTGATAGGTTTCCGTTCGTGGTTTGGTGGTTCTGTTGCTGTTGGTTCAACACTGCCGGAGGTTTCAAAGGCTTCAACAGGTTCAAAGACGATTCACAAGGTCGAGCCTGTTATTGTGGGGTCTGGGGTTCCTCCGGCGGTTTATAAGATTTCCGGGACTGTTTGCGGTGATGGTACCTGTATGTTGAGTCTTTCTGATGGTCGTATGATGTCACCTGAAACTCTCGTATCTCTTGTTGGTAGTGGTGTTATAAGTTCAAGAAATGGTATAAAGTACGTTGTAGCGGAAGGGGTGCAATATGTTGGAATGGGATACAGTTCTAATTGAGCAGGTTGTAACCTTGCTCTTGACGGTGTTCATGGCCGGGTTTGTTACTGGTGTTATAGTTAAATTAATATTGGGGTGGCGTGATGCCTGATTATAATGAAATACTTGCTGGTTATATTGACCTTTTGATTGCATATGGTGTTGTAGTTGTTGGTCTTGCTCTTGTATATATGCTGATTGTTACTGTGCTTGACATGGTGAAAAATGGAGACTGATTTCACTGTTGTTGCTTCAGACATTATTGGCATGTTTCTTTATATGGGTTCTCCTGACCTCATTGTTGTCTCGTTGATAGCAGTCGGGGCTTTATATATCAAGAGAATAATACTACATGGAAGGGGGTGATAAGAATGTTCAGAAGGCTAAAAGATTTAGGTCGTAAAGCTCTGGCTATTGTTGGGGTAGTTGTTCCTGTGGCTGTTGTTACTGTCGTGACAACTGTTCAGTCGTATGCGTTGCCGATATTTGATGTTGACACTGCAACACTTACTCAGGTTACTGCCGATATAGTGGCTTGGGGACTTGCAATCATGGGCGTGGCTCTTACTGTTTTTGCATACCGTTGGGTAAGGAAAATGATTGGCAGGTAGTCAAATGAGGGGAGCCGGTGTTATCCGGCTTCCCCTTTTTTGTGGTTTAATATGCACTTTGTCTGTATAACTTTGTGTCCTTCGTAGTCTGGTTGTTTGTTCATGTAGTCTATACAATCGTCATAGTCTCCTGTTATCAATGAAATTCTATGTCCTTGAAATCTGACGTAAACGGTTATGATAAGAATATTCTTTTCTTTGCAAGTCATTTCTTCAAGTTCGTAGTTTGTCATGGTGTTCCCTCCATTGTTCTATATACTATATCGGTAACTTATTGTTATTACTTTAGAAAATAGTTGTGGCATGTTCCTTGCCCACCTTCACCATACAAACCTAAAAAGTGTTAAATATGTCTATGGCTGTAAGAACGCATTATCGCTTATCGGGATTATGACATTATTTGCTTGACAGTTTCTTTGTCTCTCTGGTATATATTAAGCGTTTTACGGGGGTCGCGGATCCAGCCGCTTGCGGCTGGTTCCGCTCTTTAATATATACATAAGGAATAAGTCTACATGAAAACTGCATACTCTACGGCGTTAAAGGACTTTAAGGGTTGTTGTGGTTATGATGTTGTGAGGCATGGACTTATTATTGACGCTCTTTTTGATGCTGGTCGCAACAAAGATGCTGTCGGTCTTCGTGATTGTGGTTCTGTAATTAAGTTTTACTGTGCTAATTGTGGTCGTACTAAGGTCGGCAAGTACCGTTGTGACCGGCGGGTTTGTATTTCATGTTCTCGGTATTATATGAATATGGTTCGTCATAAGGTTCAACGTATGGTTGACTATGTTGACTATAACGGCGGTGTTTATGGTTTCAGTTTAAAGATGCTGACGTTGACTATGCGTACTAATCCCGATGATATATCCGGGGCTTTAAAGCGTTGTGGTGAGTCCATTACTAAGTTGTGGCGTACTATGCTTAGAAAAGTTGGGGTTTTTAAGGGTAAACGTCAAGTGTCTTCTGGCCTTCATGTTCAATTTGAGTTGGGGCCGGATAATTTGAATGTGCACGCTCACTGCCTTTATTATGGGCCTTATATTGATGTTTATAAGTTATCTGCTGAATGGTTGAGATTAACTGGTGATAGCATGGTCGTTGATATTCGGAAGTGTGACCGGAAGGGGGTTAATGAAGTGATTAAATATGCAAGTGATTTGACAAAGTTGACACCTGAGCAAGTTGCCGTTGTTGCTGAGGTCTTTGAGGGTAAGCGTCGTATGCGTAGTTATGGTATATTCTATGACAGTGATTTAAGGTTACTTGAAAAACTGGCTGTTGGTATGATAAAAGAACTTGGTGCTTGTGAGTGTGGTCAATCGTGTTGGTTGCCTGAAGATATATTCCTTAGATATTATCGTGATGGGTAAGGGGTAGGTAAGGGGGGTGTGTTATGGACGTGTTAAACGGGCGTATAGGCGGTCGTTTGGGATTGGAAAGTACTAAAACAATATTACAAAGGGGGTTATACATGGAGTGCATTATAAAGGGTGAATTTAAGAAGATAAGGGATTTTAAGAAAAAAGACGGTTCAAGCGGTCAATCTGTTGAGATGTATGTTGATGGTGATAGGGGTGAGATTATGAATTTCGGTCTTGACGGACATCTTGCTGAAGTTACTAAGGCTCTTGGTAAGCGTGTCACTGTGGTTGCTGAGATAAGGCTTTATGATGGTCGTATGGTTGCTAATCTTAAAAAGATTACTGAGGGTTAGTGTTATGACGCCTGAATATTGGAATGAAGTTAATAGCTTAATTCTTGCGGTGTCTCTGGTTATCTCGTTTATTTCCGGGGTTGTGGCAGGTCGTTTATGAAAAGACTGGTCAAGATAGTTTTAATAATCATTTCTGTGGTTCTCGTTTATCAACTTATTGTTCAACCTGTTTATGCTTTCATGGGAGCTGTTAAGGTTGTGGAAGAAGCGGCTCTTGCTCTTGCGAAAAAAGAGGCTGTTCAAGAGGCTATAGCTATCGCGGCGGCGGCTGGTGGCGGTGTTGCAACTCGTTCTTTGGCTCTCCGGGTTGCAACAGCCGGTATACCTTGGCTTGGTCTTGGTATTACTCTCGGTTTGGTAGCGTATGATATTTATTATTCATCGTCTGATTTAAATTCCTTAAACTCTGCTGTTGCTGGTCAATCCGGTTGGTATAATCCTTCGGGTGGCGGTTCTGTATCTTCTAATCCTGATAATAATTATGGTTATGGTGCGGTTGTTGTAAATAATCAAGTTGGTGGAACTTCGTTTCAAATATGCGGTGCTGGTAATAATCAGGAGTATTCTGCAAGGCATGTTAGAAAGACTGCTGGCACTGATGAAACTCGTGACCAATTTATTACAAGGATGGGTTATCCTGTTGGTAGCGGTTGGGAATGGGTTCAATGTGGTAGTCCGGGGGCTGGTTATGTTTATGAGTTTTATGCTCATAATTCTTCAGCAACCTATAATTCAACTGACCCTGTATATTCTGACGGTGTTGCTTCTCAATCTGAAATAGAAAATTGGTTTGCTTCTAATCCGTCCTCTGGTCTTAATCCTGACAATAGGGTCAGTCCTGTCGGTGTGGGTGGTTCCTCTCAACCTGCTGATGATGTTGTTTACATGCCTTTAGAAGTTGGTGACGTTACTGTTACTACGAAAATGACGCCTGATACTGGTGATATAGTTATAGGTGATGGTTTTGCGCCTGTTGAGGATACGGTTACTGATTCAACTCAAACGACTACACGGGAGACCACTACTGTTGACGGGGTGGATACAATAGAAGAGACTGCTCAAACGACTTGTGCGGCAGGTGGGCATGATGACAGGTCTTTGGGCACTGTCCTTCAAACGCATGTGGATAGTTGGCAAAATAACGGTCTTGTATCTTCTCTCGGAGTCCTTCAAAGTGTGGTGTTTCCTGACACGTTGCCTGTAATACCTTTCAACTCGAGTATATTCGGCAATCTTGAAATTGATATGAATGACTTTTCATCTTGGTTCTCTGCTGTAAAGGTGTTGCTTATAGCTTCATCTGTGATATTGTCTTATAGAATAGTGTTCGGGGGTGGGTAGTGACTGCAATCCTGTTGAATATTTATTGTTGGTTAACTTCGTTCTGGTATAGTCTCAATGACTACGTTGTTAGGGCTTTTGATGGTCTTCTCGGGGTCGGTGATTATATGATATCTGGTCTGGATTACTCGTTCCTTACGTCACCTGATTTCTCGTCAATCTCTGATTATACTTGGTTGCTTGGTGCTACTGGTGTTGACGTTTGTATCGGTATTATGGCGTCAGCACTGATATTGCGGTTCGCTCTTCAATCAATACCTTTTGTAAGGTGGGGTAAATGATAGAATTATATACAGGTAAGCCGGGGAGTGGTAAGTCTTATTATGCGGTTACACAAATAGTTGAGGCTGTAAAGTCTGGTCGGCGTGTTTGGGTTCTCATGGATGTTGCCATGTCTGATTATTGGAGTAATGTCACGGGTATGAATTACGAGGATGTTGAGCAGGCTGTCAAGATTGTCTCTGATTTAAGTTTTTTACCTGAAGTCTTACCTGGGGACCTGGTTGTAATAGATGAATGTCAAAGATTTATGCGTGCCGGTTCTGAGCCTGACAAGTCTCTTTTATATTTTATGGAAACTCATCGTCATCATGGTATTGATGTTACGTTAATTTCGCAAGATTACATGAAAATACTTCGTCAAATTTATGTGCTTGCTGAAAACGTGTTCAGGTTCCGTAAAATGTCCTTTCTCGGTGTTAACAAGGCAAGGGTAAGGGTTTGTACTGGTGTTCGTGATGATGATGAGTTAAGGGCGTTCTGGATGTCCTACGATAAGAAGTATTTTACTCTTTACAAGTCGTATTTTAAAGATGG